TGCACCAGTCAGAGATTTGGAAGCAGCATATCTTGAAAAATTAAATGAAGAAGGTGGTGAAGATCCTTCTAGCAAGAAAAAGAAGAAGTCTAAATCAGTCAAACAAATCTTGAATGAATTGGGGGATAAAGCAGCAGAATGATAAAAGTTCTCCTTTTAAAGAATGGTTCAGTTTTAATTACTGAAATTGAAGAAGTGACAGCAGAACTAGGAGAACCTGATTGTAAGTTAGTCAATCCAGTAGAGATCCTAGACACAGAACCTCTCCAGTTGAAGAAGTGGTTACATGCATATACCACTCAGACATCAAGTATGCTATCATCAGATAGTATCCTAACAATAGTTGATCCTCACAAAACTATCTTGGATGATTACAAAAAGTTCTTGACTAAATGAAGTTCTACACAAATGTCCAACTAGTCGGAGATGATTTCCTTGTTCGTGGTTACGATAATGGTAACTACTTTCAGACAAGAGAAAAGTTTTCTCCGACTCTTTTTATGAAATCTCCTAAGAAGTCTAAGTACAAGACTCTATCAGGAGAAACAGTTTCACCCATCAAACCTGGTAGTGTGATGGAATGTAGAAACTTTATTGAAAAATATAGTGCTGTAGAAAATGTATCAATATACGGAAATGATAAGTACATCTATCAATATATTTCTGAGAAGTACCCACAGGAAGAAATTAAATTTGATGCATCTAAGGTAAGAATATTTACGATTGATATTGAGGTAGCATCTGAAAATGGTTTCCCTACCACAGATGCAGTTGCCGAAGAGATCCTTGCAATTAGTATTCAAAACTCTGCAACAAAACAAATTGTTACATGGGGTCAAGGTGCATTCGTAAACAAGAAAGATAACGTTAGTTATATCAACTGCAACAGTGAAGTACACCTTCTACGTTCCTTCCTTGCTTTCTGGACAAAGAACTATCCAGATGTGATTACTGGTTGGAATTGTAACTTATATGATATTCCTTATATCTGTGGTCGTATAGATCGTGTCCTAGGTCAAAAAGAGATGAGGACATTTTCTCCTTGGAATATGGTAAGAAAAGGTATCATAAAGATTATGGGACGAGAACATGTTTCTTATACTGTGTCTGGAATAGCATGTCTTGATTATCTTGATCTCTATAAGAAGTTTACTTATAAGGCACAAGAGTCTTATAGACTAGATTATATTGCTGAAGTTGAACTTGGTAAGAAGAAACTTGATCACTCTGAGTTTGATACATTCAAAGACTTCTATACAAAAGGTTGGCAGAAGTTTATTGAATACAACATCATTGACGTAGAACTAGTTGATGAGTTGGAAGACAAGATGAAGTTGATTGAACTTGCCCTGACTATGGCATATGATGCCAAGGTAAATTATATTGATGTTTTCTATCAGGTAAGGATGTGGGATACTATCATTTACAATTACCTGAAACGAAAGAATATTGTTATTCCTCCAAAGGAAGAAAATGATAAGATGGAAAGATATGCAGGTGCATATGTGAAAGAACCAGTGCCAGGTGTTTACGACTGGGTTGTTTCCTTTGACTTGAACAGTCTGTATCCACATTTAATCATGCAGTATAATATTTCCCCAGAAACTTTACTTGAAGAAAAGCACCCTTCAATTACAGTTAATAAGTTACTCAAAGAGAAACTAACTTTTGAAATGTATAAGGACAATGCAATTTGTGCGAATGGTGCAATGTTCCGTAAAGATAAACGTGGATTCTTACCAGAACTAATGGAGAAGATGTATGGTGACCGTGTTATATTCAAGAAAAGAATGCTTAAAGCGAAGCAAGAGTATGAGAAGAAACCTACTAAAGCTCTTGAAAAGGAGATCTCTAGATGTAACAACATTCAAATGGCAAAGAAGATTTCTCTTAACTCTGCTTATGGTGCTATTGGTAATCAATACTTCAGGTATTACAAACTAGCAAATGCTGAGGCAATCACATTATCTGGTCAGGTTTCTATTCGTTGGATTGAACAACGCATGAATCGATACCTAAATAAACTTTTGCAAACGGAGGAAGTAGATTATGTTATCGCATCTGACACCGACTCAATCTATCTTAATCTTGGACCTCTTGTTAATAAACTTTTTGGTGATGAGTCTAGCAACAAAACAGCAGTTGTGGGGATACTTGACAAGATCTGTAAAGAAACGTTGGAACCGTTCATTGAGAAATCCTATCAGGAACTTGCTGATTACGTTTCTGCGTATGATCAGAAAATGAGTATGAAGCGAGAGAACATCGCTGAACGTGGTATCTGGACAGCAAAGAAAAGATACATTCTAAACGTATGGGATAGTGAAGGAGTTAGATATGAAGAACCAAAACTGAAGATGATGGGTATTGAAGCAGTCAAGTCATCAACACCTGCTGCATGTAGGAAGTTAATTAAAGATGCCTTGAAGATGGTTATGGAAGGAACTGAAGATGAAGTGATTGATTTTATTGCAGACTCTAGAAAGAACTTTCGTTCAATGAGTCCAGAGGAAGTTTCATTTCCAAGATCTTGTAGTAATCCTAATAAGTTCAAAGGGGATGCCGACATCTATGTGAAAGGTACTCCAATTCATGTAAGAGGGTCACTGCTCTTTAATCACTATATAAAAAAGAATAATTTGGATCAAAAGTATTCATTGATTAACAATGGTGAAAAAATTAAATTCTGTTACTTGAAGATACCAAACCCAATTCAGGAAAACGTTATTTCGTTTATCCAAGACTTTCCACATGAACTGGGTTTAAACAAATATGTAGATTATGACACTCAGTTTGACAAGTCGTTTTTAGAACCCTTGAAAATTATTCTGGATGCTATACAATGGAAAGTTGAAAGAAGAAACACATTGGAGCAATTTTTCGTATGAAGGATCAAGCATCTGTAGGTCAAGAATCACCTACTGTAAAATATCAAAGAGCATTAGATCTCTTTACAGAATCAGTTATGAAACCAGATCATGACCTTCGTGGTTGTGCTCACAATCAAGGTTGTTACGAAGACTTGATGGAGATACGTGAACACGTTTTGAAATATCTTCATACATTGAAATCAACACACAACTTTCAAAATCCTGACGAGTCAGATATAATTGAAAGTGAAAAGTTAGAAGAAGAAGCACCCTTATCAAAATGGCGATAGTGTGCTATAATATTTTTAGATACTTTGATTATGGATTTTTTAAAAGAAATTGTAAAAGAAATTGGTGACGAGTACACCCAACTTGCATCGGAGGTAGAATCAACTGAAGAATTTATTGACACAGGTTCGTACATTTTTAACAGCCTTGTATCAGGCTCTGTATTTGGCGGTGTATCTAGGAACAAGATTACCGCTATTGCTGGTGAAAGCTCTACTGGAAAGACTTTCTTTTCGTTGGCTGTTGTCAAAAACTTTTTGGATAATAACCCTGATGGTTACTGCCTTTATTTTGACACCGAGGCTGCTATCAACAGGGGACTCCTTGAGTCTAGAGGAATTGATCTCGAAAGGTTCGTTGTTGTCAACGTGGTAACAATAGAAGAGTTTAGATCAAAAGCATTAAAGTCTGTTGACATATACCTGAAGACAGATAAAGAAAAACGCAAACCTTGTATGTTTGTGCTAGACTCATTAGGTATGCTTTCTACTGAGAAAGAAATTACCGATGCACTCAACGATAAACAAGTCCGAGACATGACCAAATCTCAATTGGTCAAAGGTGCATTCCGAATGCTTACCCTTAAATTGGGTCAGGCAAAAATTCCTATGATTGTTACTAATCATACTTACGATGTTATTGGAGCTTATGTACCTACGAAAGAAATGGGTGGAGGCAGTGGACTCAAGTATGCTGCATCTACAATCATCCATCTCAGCAAAAAGAAAGAGAAGGATGGCACGGAAGTCATTGGAAACCTTATCAAGGCAAAGACTGCTAAGTCTCGTTTAAGTAAGGAGAACCAAGATGTTACAGTACGACTTTATTATGATCAACGTGGACTTGATCGTTATTATGGTCTCCTTGAACTTGGAGAACTTGGTGGTCTTTGGAAGAATGTTGCAGGTAGATATGAGATGGATGGTAAGAAAGTATATGCCAAAGCAATATACAAAGATCCAGAATCTTATTTCACTCCTGAGGTAATGGAGAAGTTAGACGCTATTGCACAACAACATTTTGCTTATGGAGAAAATTGAACTTACTGTTCTTAGAAACTTCTTAATCAATGAGTCGTATTCTAGAAAGGTTCTTCCTTTTATTAAGGATGAATACTTTGAACTAAGATCAGAAAAAATTATCTTTCAGGAGATTCACAAGTTTATCACTGAATACAATAAGATGCCAACGAAGGAGATTCTTGGTATTGAAGTTGATAACAGAGATGATCTTAGTGGAGATGAATTCAGTGAAGTTAAAACAATTATCGATGACTTTACTGATGAACCTGTCAATAATGAATGGTTAGAAAAAACTACTGAGAAGTGGTGTAGGGATCGTGCTATCTATATCGCACTCATGGAATCAGTCATGATTGCTGATAATAAAGATAAAAATAAAAACCGTGATGCAATCCCATCAATTCTTTCCGATGCTCTTGCAGTAAGTTTTGATAATCATGTTGGTCATGATTACATTGAAGACTATGAAGAACGCTTTATTTCTTATCATGAAAAGAAAACTAAAATCCCCTTTGATCTTGAATATTTTAACAAGATTACGAAAGGTGGTCTTCCTAACAAGACTCTTAACATCGCTCTTGCTGGGACAGGTGTTGGTAAGTCTCTTTTCATGTGTCACATGGCTAGCGCCAATCTGCTTGACGGATACAACGTACTTTACGTTACAATGGAGATGGCAGAGGAGAAAATTGCTGAACGTATTGATGCAAACCTTCTGAACACAAACATTAAAGAAATTGTTGAACTACCAAAACAAATCTTTGATACTAAGGTAAATAACCTTGTAAAGAAAACTCAAGGTAAGTTAATTATTAAAGAGTATCCTACTGCAGGTGCACACAGTGGTCACTTCAAAGCATTACTTAATGAACTTGCTTTGAAAAAATCTTTCAAACCTGATATAATATTCATAGATTATCTAAACATATGTGCATCCTCACGTTACAGAGCAGGTAGTAATGTCAATTCGTATTCCTATATTAAAGCGATTGCTGAAGAACTCCGTGGTCTTGCAGTTGAGGCTAATGTACCTATCGTCTCCGCCACTCAGACGACTCGTTCTGGTTTTGCTTCTAGTGATGTTGACCTTACTGATACGTCTGAATCCTTTGGTCTGCCTGCTACTGCTGACCTCATGTTTGCTCTTATCTCGACTGAGGAACTTGAGGAGTTAGGACAGATAATGGTTAAGCAACTTAAGAATAGATACAATGATCCTACTGTCAACAAACGTTTTATCGTGGGTATTGACAGAGGAAAGATGAGGTTGTATGATTGTGAACAGTCTGCTCAATCAGATATTATCGACAGTGGAGAAGAAGAGCAGGTAGAAGATTCTAAATACTCTAAGAAATTTCAATCCCTTAAATTTTAATTATGCCTAGTTACACAAACCAGGTGCTTGGAAATGATCCCTTGAACATTGGGATTCCTGAACCAACACCACCCAAACGTCCAGAGAAACCACCTGAAGTAAAAATATATGATACACCATCAACAGGTGTTAGCACCGAGAAATACTTGGAGTTTGTTAATGCTGTCACTTCTGACGAGAGTAAACATGATGGTCATTTTCAAGATCGTCTAAAAAATCTAAAGTCAAAAGGTTTTGATACTAATAGATTTATTACTGCTGCTGTAGGATTATCTGCAGAGTCAGGTGAGTTTACTGAAATTATAAAGAAGATTGTTTTTCAAGGTAAAGAACCTACTGAAGAAAACCTCTTTCATTTGAAACGTGAACTAGGTGACATCATGTGGTATGTTGCTCAGGCATGTATGGCACTTGATGTTTCTATTGATGAAATCATTGAGATGAATGTAGAGAAACTCAAAGCACGTTATCCTGGTGGAGAGTTTGATGTACACCATTCTGAAAATCGTAAAGAAGGAGATTTGTAATGTTAACTAGACAAGTAGAAGATTCATTAAGAGCAGCACAAGAACACTTAAGAGATGCTCTTGCATTTGCAGCACGAGGTGAGAAACCTTACGTAGGAAAACACATAGGTTCTTTCCTAGCAGACATTGAGAACCTAATAGATGCACAAGATCTCATAGAACAGATGAGAGACAAGTTAGATGCACTACCTGATGATGCTAAATAGTTGAGTAGAATACTTAAAGATCATGAGCAGATTTTCAGATTTAGTTGGTGGCAAACAAGTTTTGACAGAAGTAATGCCAACTCCAGTGGTAGAGGAACCACCTAGACCAGAGGAAGAGGTAGCAGAATTTATTGCAGAATCACCTGTAAACTTTAAGTCTATGTCAAAAGACGAACTTGAAGACTATGGACGCACCGTAGGTATAGAGTTAGATAGACGACACAACAAGAGAAAATTAATTAAAGAATTAGAAGAACACTTAAAGGGGTAATCACCCCTTTTTTATTTTATTAGATTCCAATGGCAAAAGAATATTTCTCTTTAAGTAGATCTAAAATTTTGAATAAAGCTAGACCTTATCCAAAATTTAGAGAAACTATAATGAACATTCTTAAGAATGCTCCTATGAAAAAGGCAGGATTCATTGGTGATGCAAATTGGCAAGGTGGCAATAAAGCTTGGACAATAAAAGTTTCTGAACAGAATTTTGCTCATATTGTAAAGACTTTGGGAGAGAGCAACGGGAAGAAAAGCATGAGCAAAGGCAACCTCAAGGCAATGACTTATGAATTAGCAACAGGTAAAGTCCTCAATAAAAAGTTAGAATCAATTAAAGTAAAGTTTAGATCAAGTGGTAAAATACAACAAACTGCAGCAAGTACAGAAGAACAAGAAAAAGGAAGTGCATATATTTTTGATAGAGTAGTAACCAAAAGTGTAAGATATAAAACTTGGGAAGATATCGTCGATGACACTGAAGCACACGATGCCTTGTGTAAAATTTTTAGAGGTGATGTTCCTGACAGTTGGTTAATAAGTTACTTTGCACAACAAAAAGTATTACTGGATAAAGTTGCACCAGAAAAAGCAAGTAAGTTTTCTCATAGCGGTGGTTTCATGCAATATATTACAAACTTATGTTTAAAAAAATTCAATGCTGAACTTGGCCTCGGTGGTAAAAAAGATAGTTGGAACCCTGCTGATATATGGATTGTGTTTGGTAATCAGGCAAAAATACAAGAAGAATTAGAAAAATCTACCACAACTATACATGAACTTAATAGTACATTAAGACAAATGTTTCATGATAAAAGAGTGATGGGAATATCTTTGAAGAAAACTGGAAGGGTAGCATATTATGAAGAAGTTAATGTAGATAAAGTATATGGTCCATTTTTTATTCCTAATACTAAAGATTATAATTTTCCTGCTCCAATGAAAAATTTTACAGCAAATTTTAGAATTCCTTATGGTGATGATATGTTTACTCAGGATGTTAAAATAACTATTGAGGGTGGTGGGAAAACATTTGTTTTCCAAATAAAGGCTAACAGTTCTGATGCTAAAGATGGTAGTAATTTAAAATTTGAACCAACTGCAAAAGGTTCTGGAACTGCTAGACTTGGTAAAGCACCTGTTGATAAAGTATCTAAGATACTCAAAGATGATTTTAACAAAACTTTTGTAAATGATTATAGTGAATATCCCAAAGACAAAGAAGAATTTGAAGATAATAAAAAAAACAAAGGTGAGCAATACTTTAGGAAAGTTTTGATTAGTTTATTATCCGAAATAGATACTGACATGAATGATGTTAATGATGTGATTGCTAACATAAAGAAATCTTTTGGTGGTGCTAAAGATAGAGGAACTAATACTAGATGTAAATTGATGGGTTTAGATTTCTTTTATCAATGCTCTCAATTAAAAGATGAAGATAGAAGAGAGTTTATAACTGATATGATTTTCTTAGCACAGAAAAAAGCATTTGCAAAAGTTAATTACTTTGGTCCTTTTGGAAAGATCTATTAGTGCCACTATATAAAGTGTCTACATATGCCTGTACAATGGCATCAAATGCTGCTATAATAAGGATATGAAAAACACCCACCTAGAACATATAGAAGATGAGATCCTTAACAGAGGGTCTAAAGGTGGTAGAGATGTTATTGATTTTCTAGAGGACATTGGTAAGTTTCTTCACCAACGACCAAACGAAATCAACATCACTACCAAGTGGGATGGTGCGCCTGCAATTGTTTGTGGAACAGATCCTGAGACAGATAAGTTCTTTGTAGGCACCAAGTCAGTATTCAATAAAACTAATGCTAAAGTATGCTATTCGGACGGTGACATTGACAAGTATTATACTGGGCAACTTGCTTCTAAACTTAAAGCATGCCTTAGGCACCTTCCTAAACTCGGTATTGAAGGGGTCGTCCAAGGTGATCTCCTTTTTACAAACGACAAAAAATTATTATCTATCGGTGGAGACCGAGTTATTAGTTTCACTCCTAATACTATCACTTATACCATTCCTCTTGGTAGTTACCTTGCTAAAAAGGTATCCAAGGCGGTATTGGGGATCGTATTTCATACGGAATATCGTGGTGACTCCTTATCTTCGATGGATGCAAAGTTTGGATTCAGAAAGAATATTCAGGATCATGAGGATATCTTTGTTCCCTCTGCGAATTTTACTGACTCTGTTGGTGCTTCTAGGTTTAGTGCTATTGATAGGTTGAAGTTTGCTGCTCTAGTTTCACGTTCTCGTGGATCTCTAAAGCAAGCATCACTCTTTTTAGATTCAATGCAAAAGTCAGACTATGCAATGCCAACAATATTTAAAAAGTTTTTCAACTCATATGTCAGAGAAGGTAAGACACTAAAGAGTGCATCTGTTGTTGTTCGTGACTTCTCTAGGTATTATGCATCTGTTCTAGACAAAGAAGTTTCTTCTAAGAAGAGCAAATCTGGTAAGGATAAATATATACGTATCAAAACACTTGGTCTCAGGTTTATTGAGAAAAACCAAAGAAGCATTTATATGACAATTGCTTCTCACATGAACATTACACAAGCAAAAAACTTTATCATTCGTAGACTTGAACGTGCAAAATCTATAGGAACTTTTGTTCGTATCAACAATGGATATAAAGTAACTACTCCTGAGGGGTTTGTTGCTATCAAGAATGGTCGTGCCATTAAACTTATAGATCGTTTTGAGTTCAGTAGAAACAATTTTACAGTAGCAAAAAACTGGGATAAGAAATGAATTTTGTTGATTTCATTAAAGAAGCAACAAGCACTGCATCTCAACAGGCAGCACGTCTGGGGTTGCAGGGGAATGGTCATGGAGATTGGTATGATAACAATGGAAAACTTGTAGCAAAAACTGTAAAAGGATCTCTGAAATTTTTTGGTAAGAAAAAAGGTCCTGGTGAAGATGAATTAACTGGTCCTAAGGATTCAGTTTCTGGACAGAAAGTTCCTCATGATCAGCAACAGGCACCTGCAGAGGAAGAACCTGCAGAAGATCAACCAACAAAAGGTCCTCTAACTGTTGGGTTTGGTAGGTTTAATCCACCTACTATTGGACATGAAGCACTGTTAGGTGCAATAAAGAAAACTGCTGCAGATGGTGAATATAAAGTATACCCATCTCATTCACAAGATGCCAAGAAAAATCCTTTAGATTCTGAAACTAAAGTTGGTTTCATGAAGGCAATGTTCCCTGATCATGCAAACAATATTGTTCATGATACAAAGATGCGTACAATCTTTGATGTTCTCAAGTCTGCATACGCTGATGGTCATAGTGAAGTAAACATTGTTGTAGGTGATGATCGTAGATCAGAGTTTGAAAGTTTGGCAACTAAGTATAACGGTCAACTTTATAATTTTGAAAATATTAATGTTATTTCTGCAGGAAAAAGAGACCCTGATGCAGAAGGTGTTGAGGGTATGTCTGCATCGAAACTTCGCAAGGCAGCGATCGATGGTGACTTTGATACTTTTGCAACTGGTGTTCCCAAACCATTAGACAAAAAGATGACTAAAGAATTGTATAATACAGTTCGTAGAAACATGGGTGTCCAAGAAAATTCACTTTGGCAGATTGCACCTAAGTTAGACTTCCTTAATTTAAGAGAAAACTTTGTCTCTGGAAATGTCTTTGGTGTTGGTGATTTGATTGAAAATTTAAATCATGGTTTGATGGGAAGGATCATTCGTCAAGGTACAAATTATGTCATTGCTCTTACTAAAGAAGGCATGATGTTCAAGTCTTGGATCAAGGATATCAACGAGGTTCATGAGGTTGGCACCGACTCCTATAGGGAATATGTACAGAGAATGACGCCTCTTGAAAAAGTAAGATCTTTTACAAAGATAAATAAAAATAAGAAGAAATCAAGTAATCATTGAATTTAGCTATGTCTAATCCATTTTCGGAGGCATTTGGGGAGTTAAGAAGACCCTATCTCCAAGAAGAGTTACCCCCACGTAAAGCCAAAGGAGGTGCAGCACCTGCTGGATCGACTGCTGCTGCAGCTTCAAAAGATGAAGGTGGCGGTTCTGAAAAGAAAATAAAACAAGCAGTCTATGACATTAGATATAGAGCAAGAAGAGAAGATATAGAATTGCCAGCAGCATTTTCTCAGTACATGTCAAACACTAATATGAGTGCCATGGAAAAGAAAGCAGTAAGAGGAAAACTGTTTGGCGAAGCAAAGGAGACACTTGATTTCAGTTTCTTTTATGAAGATTGGGTAGATGAATTTACCGAAGATGAATTAGTTGAGATTTTTACCGAAGCATTAGTAGAGTGTGATGAAGATGAGTTTATAATTGAGTCAGTATTAGAACAGTTTGACACAGAGTTATTAACTGAAGCACCATCAAAGCATTCAGCATTTCCTAATGTTGCTGTACAAGCACCAGATAAAAAGAAGGCATCATCACCAACATCAAAACCTTCTGGAACTATAAACCATGCAGCTAAGAGAGTAGAAAAAGTTAGAGCTGCAATGAAGAAGGCAGGTCCTGCTGCTAAAAAAATTAAGTCTGGTTTAAAATCAGCAGCTAAAGGTGTAGGTAAAGCAGCAACAGGTGCTGTAGGTGTAGGTGCAAGAGCAGTTGGTACTGCACAAAGAGCAGGTAGTGCAGTCAAGAGTTCTGCCAAGAAAGGTTATGAAAGAGGTAAGTATGGTGAATCTGGTAAACCAGCATCTTCTGGTTCAACTGGTAGTTCATCA